GTGACGCAAATAGCGTCAGCCGCGTCAGGCGAGGCCAATCCGCGTGCCTTCATGTCCTTTTTCGACTCCAAAAAGATAGTCCCTTTGGAGTCGGGCTTCATCATAGGCGAAATTAAATCAGTTTTAAGAAACCTGTCAAGCGGGATTGAAGCAGTTTTTAGCCAATCCTTCATTTTGCCCCACATTTCGGCCCTTTTATTGCCATACATAATCGGATTTGCCGATTTATTGCCAAAGTTGACACCTTTGATTTTGTACCTTTGCTCTTTCAAACGGTCAACAATACCAGCTCCAAGACCGCCTTCGTCAATTACCACTAGCGCAGGGCTGAATTCTTCAATGGCCTCAATAATGTGGCCAACCACAGTCATGGTGTCATCGCCTCGATGACGGTCAATCCTCACAATGTCGCGGCCTTGGCGCACTGCAATCACCGTTGCGTCAGCACCAAACCGTGCGGGGTCAACTCCAATGATGATTGGGGCTGTCTGATCCTTGTACTTGGGCCGTGCCATGGCCTCATCCACAATGTCTGCCGGTATAAACTGGTCATCACCTTCAGACGGGAACATGCCATAAACCTCGACATGTGCTTGGCTTGAGTCGGGGCCGTATTCGTCAATGATGTTTTGGTAAACTTGTTTGTCAGTGCCTTCTACGGTGCGTGCGTCCACCACCTTGTTACTCCAAAAGTCGCGTTTGGAGTTAAAGCACTCATAAAAGTAGCCAGTGTTTCGGCGTGGATTGGAAAAAGCCAGCCAAAGGCGATTCGGTGTGTTCTCGGTAAAGAAACCAGCCGTCACAGCCCAGATCGAGTCATCAATACCGCTGGCCTCGTCAAAGATCACCATCACACCATCAAAGTTGTGGACACCAGCGTAAGCATCTGGGTTCTCTGCTGACCACAGGCGGCCCTCAACAGCCCAATACCGTGTGCCTTTTTTAAGGTCTTTCTCAACCAGTTCAGTGAGCCACGTTGCCGGCGTGATCTTGGTGGCGGCCACCTCAAACCAGTGGCTGTTAATGCTCATGGCCAACCACTTCGTGATCTCAGCCCATGTGACCGCACGCAGCTGGGCTTCGCTGTTGGCCGAAATGATCGTTGTCGAGCCAATGCGAGTAGAGAGCATCCAGATGGTAAGCCAGCTGACTAAGGCAGACTTGCCGATACCACGGCCAGAAGACACGGCACTGCGCAGGGTGTTGAAGTCAACTTTGCCCTGGTTGTTTTTGATGTGCTGGGTGATTTCTCTTAGTACTTCGCGCTGCCACTTGCGTGGCCCCTTGAAGTTTTGAAGGGGTGTATTTTCCTGACCCCAAGGGAAAGCAAACAACACAAACGCCTCTGGGTCATCGGCAATGGCCGGCGTCCACAGAGTGGCCATCAACTCTTGTTCGTCTTCGGGCTTGTAAATTGTGGTTTGCATTTGCGCGATGTTAAACGAAAAAAATAAAATTAAAAATATTTTAAAAAATGTTCGCGGGGCTACCGTTCCTGCGGCCCTTTCGCGCCGGCCCTACCCCCCCCCCATCGGGCCGCTGGGCGCTTGTCCACAGGGTGTTTTCCACAGTTGTCCACAATTGCCTGTGGATAACTTAGACTGTAATGCCTGAGTAGTATTTTTTCTGTGGATAACTTAAGGTCAACTTAACATAATGGTCATTGTATAAAGTGGACGATGCTTTTCTTGTTGTTTGGCTTTCTTTTCGTTGCGTCTGCGCAACGCTGGCCGCGCGTGTGCGTAATGCTACAAAATCTATGCATTTTGTGCATAACCTTGCTTTACGCCTCTTTAACCTCTGCATCCACAATATTGCTGTCATCTCGTAAAACACGCTGCTTTGCTTCTTTAAGTGCATCCATGACGCTGATTCGATTATCGGTCACGGCAACGTCAATGCGATCACCGTAAGTCTTAGGCTTCAACTTACTTGCAACCCACTTGCGAGCATCGACTTGCATTCTCTTTTGTTGCACCCATGCAGACGCCATAGGGCCTTCTAAACCGTCTGGCATCTCTTGGTCAGCCAGTTCAATGATTTCCTCTGCTAAACGGTCTGCACGGCTCTCTACGGCCTTTTCGTACATGGTTCTAAACTCAGGGCTGTTTCTGAGCGTAAGCATTACCAATTGATACGATGGCATCCCCTCTGCCTTAATTGCCGTACTTAAACTTTTACCTTCTGAGATTTGCTCGCACAAGATTTGCCAGCACGGGTTATCCATCCCATAAACAACTGGACGGCCACCAGGATGTTTCTGCACTGTCATTTCTGACGCCAAGTTATCAGTCACTTGTAAACTCCTTAAAAAAAGAAGGTACTCACGCCAAGTGGCGCTTTCCCCGAAGGTGCGGCAATGGCAACTGCGCACACCGTCATGTTATCACTTCGATCTCAACTTTGTACACATTCGGCCCACCAGACCTTTGGTTGTACTGCCACTCAATCATGCTGCTCCCATCATCCACGCCAAGCCAGTCAGCCACACCGTCCCTCACCGCTTTGAACCCCGACTGCAAGTTATCCCCATCCAGCTTTCTTGGAGCCACCCTAGTCAACACCACGGTGACTGGCAGTATCTCCACACCATAGGACTGTGCGACAGCTGCCAGTGCCATCTTTGTCTTCTGCCTTTGCGACTTCACCAGTCTGGCCTTGGCCGCCCAATGCAACCGCATGTTAGCCACTGACACAATTTTCATGTCCATTTCAACTTCAATCATGCCAATCCCCAACGCCCTCAATTTTCCCAAAATCGAACCGAACCGAGCCGAAACAGTTTACGAACCGAAACCGAATGGGTATATATACCCTTTCGGTAAGTTTCGGTTCGAAAAACCGACTGTTTGGACCGGCAGTTTCGGTAAGTTTCGGTAAGTTTCGGTTAATTCGGTTCATAGTTTCGGTTCGTTCGAATTAACCGATTCGGTTACCGATTCGGTAAGTTTCGGTTCGACAATAGCATCCACATTCGGTCTGGTTCTGTAACCTCTGGAGTCCTCCAAAACCAATAATTTTTTGACCAGGCTATCAACAACTTCCCTAAATCGGTTGGACTTGATGCCATGTTCTTTGGCCGACTCGCGCCACTCATCGTAGGTTACCAAGTCCAAGATGCCGTTCTTTTCATGGCTCATTTGGATGGCCACCAGGCAGTCCAAGGTCTTCCTTTGGTTGCCTGCAAGGTAAGTTTTCTTTTGGATTGAGCTGGTAAGACCCGAAATGTCCACAGCTGTAAGGTACGCACCCTTGACCGCCAAGCCGTGCTTGTCTTGGATTGGCAAGTCCACTTGCGTGATCTGAAAGTTCTTTGGCGCAGGCATCTCTGCATCCTTCATTTTCTTGGATTCAAACGCTATGGTTTTGGTTCCCGAATCCAGCTGGCATCGGTATTCCGCATCCAACGCGCCCTTCAGGGCTGTGCTACCCCTAGACCGATCCTTGTCAGCCACGCCAGAGTGATGCACCACCAGAACGCAGCAGTTCCATGGTTGGCGCAAGTAGGTGTCAAGGTGCTGAATGAACGCATTCATGTCCTGTGTGCTGTTCTCATCCCCGCCATGGTTACGCGCCAAGGTGTCAATGATGATCAAAGATGGAACCGTGCCGGCCTGCGCTGACAGCTCTTTGATGCTTTCGGCCACCACCGCAGCTTCTGTGGCGTCATACAACTGCGCCGCACGGTGGCTTTTATACAGTGGCGCACCGTCCAAGCTCGTGCCATTGCCAATCTGCCATGCCTTGAACCGTCTGGCTAGACCATTGTGACCTTCGCCGGCAATGTAGAACACGCTGCCTTGCTTAACCTCATGGCCATGCCAAGCACGGCCTGTGGCCACACAGCAGGCAATGTCGATGGACACGAAGGACTTACCGCCGCCTGGGTCACCAAACACTTGCGCCAGCGAGTCTGCCTCGATGTAATCATCCACAATCCACTTGATCTGAGTCAGTTGCAGGCTATCTGCACGACTGAACTCAAACGCCAGCTTGTCGCGCATTGGCCCAGCCACGCGCTCAATCTGCTCTTTGACGGCATCCAAGCCTTGCAGGCAATGCAAGTCGTTGAAGTCCGTGGGTTTGTTGTCCACCATGTCCGAGTCAGAAAACGATGGGTACACAATCTCACCAAACACCAAAGCCGCAGCTGCCCTGCCCTTGGTCACGCCAGGGTTGCCTTCTGTGAACTGGTCATTGTCTGCGCCAATCACAATCTTTGATCCTGGGAACATCTCCTTGGCGCTCTTGGCCACCTTGGCTAGATTGCCGCAGTCAAACGCCACAAGAACTGTATATCCAGTGGCTTCATGGATAGACGCACATGTGGCAAAACCCTCACCAATGAACACGATCTTGCGGTTACCGCGCAACTCATAAAACCCACCCTCGATCTTGCCGCCCTTCAAGAACCGCTTGTTGCCATCTGCATCAATGGTTTGGTAACTGAGGATTTCCCCTGCCTGATTGATCACCGGCACAACCAGTCTGCCTGCACGGTCAATCTTGATCCCGTTGGCGCCAACATGCTTGCGCACAAGGTAAGGGTGATCATTGCTTGCATCCGCATACGTTCCCACCTCATCCTCTGCACGCTCTGCGGCCACCGCCTGAGAGGCCAGTCTGTCTGCATCTTTCTTGGCCTTAACCTCTGCCACCCACTTGTCATGCTCAAAGCGCTCAGTAAACGACATGGCTCTGCCAGTATCTGCCACCCACTTAGCTTCAAACACTGGCTCTTTCCAACAGCCTGCAATGCCCACAGGCACTTTGCCACTGGTGTGCAAGATGTACCAGCCGTCAAGCGCACCTTTCTTGGATGACACATGCGCCACACGGTGAATCTCACCGTCAGCAATGATCTGATCTTTGATCAGTAGGCCAGCTGCCTCACAATGCCTTCTGAACCCTTCCTCTGGATTGATCAGGTCTTGGCTTTCTGTTGCAGCCGCAAAACCGTTAGGGAAAATTGTTGTTAAGTTAGTCATTAAATTCTTTCACTGAGTAATTTCCATGCTGTTGCTGCCACTTTTGGAACCTGTCCGTTGCCAATGGCTTTAAGTCTGTCCACTCTTGCGGCCACCCCATCAGCCACTCTACCCACTCTGGGTTCAATGGCCCACCAGCCTGTGCCGCAAGGGGGATCTCGTTCCTCTTGTACTCCGAGGGATTTCCACCGTCTTTGTGCATTCTGGCCA